CCTGGGTCAAGGAAGTTAAGCCACGAGGAAAAAAGAAATGGGTTATTGAATGTTCGTGGGACAAATACGCTAACCGCGGCATAGAGCCGGAATTAACCGAAATTATCAAAATCGAGGCCCTACAACTACTGATGGAGCACATTAAAGTACAAACTTGGAAAGAATGGAAAGCTATTCAGCATTGCCGTTCCACAACTAATTTTTCAAAAAATCAAAAAAAAGTTATGAGAAATCAAATCTCTAAAGAAATCAGAGAGAGAGCTAAAATTTGCTCTGAACAAAAAGTAGGCGAACGCACTTATTACAAGGGTAAAATAATCTACCAGGAGGTAAAAAGCGAGCGCGGAGTATTTTTAATGGCAACTAATGGCGAAAATCGTTTAGCATTTAAAAACCATTATCGCAAAATGAAAAAGCTCTACCGGGAAAACAAGCCTAACGGCATGGCAGCGGTAGATGGTTATGCAATTACAAATCAATAATTAATCAGGAGTGGTGAAGTACTTATTTTATTTTCTGCATTTTCTTTTTGAAATTTGTTTTAAATCGTTATCCTTGATTAGACCGGGAGCTTTTAATAGCGTACCGAATAATTTAGCTATAATGGTTAAGCAGGCTTCCAAAAAACAAATAGCAGGTTACGACAGGAAGGCTCGACCGTATATGTGCCATTGATGCAATAGGGCATCAACGCAGCTAATGGCGAGCGTTTTTTTTTATTAGTGTAGGCAATTATCTCTAATGGGGTACACGAGCATAGTGTATATCAAGTAAAAAGGTGCAGCAAACATCAGTTTGCGGACTTTTATTTGAGTTGCCTACACATCTTTTCAGCGCCTTTAGCTCAGCCGGTAGGGCAGCGGACTCATAATCCGTAGGTCGCATGGTTCGATTCCAGTAGCGCGCGCAATATAAAACCGAGTTATAAAAATTAAATTCCATATTATGAAAGAAAAAATCAAAGCACCAACTAAAGCCGAATACGGCTACATCGAATCAGACGGATTTGATGACTTGCAAAGCGGCTGGGTGGTAGAAGGCGGCGAGGAAGAGTATTTTGCAGCTTTGGCACGATGGGAGATTGAGCAAAGGCAAATACCTAACCCATTCGGGAGTTTAGCAGTTTAGGGTAAACTATTTTATTAAATTTATAAATAAAAAAACATGGAAGAAACGTTTATATATAAACTGGAAGCGGGTGTTGAAATTTTTGATAATATACCACAAAGGGAAATTGAAAAAGAAATTATAATTTCTTTTTTAAAAAAACTATCGGGATTTAAAATAATTAACCCGCTAGACAAGTGCACCATTCCATCTGAAAGGTTTGGTGAAATCACGCGGCGGTTACGGTATTTAAAACCGGTTGAGTTTAGGTGTAAATTAACAGTATAATTCCGATTAAAATGGCAGCAAAAGAAGAACATAGACACCAGCTATTCGTGGACAGCTTTATGTTGTCTTTTAATGGCAAAGAAGCAGCTATCAGGGCGGGGTATGCCGAAGATAGTGCAGCAGTAACTGCTTCAAGATTATTAAAAGATGAAAGGGTGCAGCTACTAATATCTGAAAAAGTAAAAGAATCTGAAGAACTTTCAGATTTACAGCGCATCGACATACTACACAGGTTGTACGCAATAGTGAGGGCGACACCGTTTGATTTTCTCTACCAAAACGGCGGTACTTATGTTTTGAAAGATTTACAGGGCATAGACCAACTTACCTTGCAAACGTTACAGGACGTGGTTGTTTTGAAGGACGGCACGATTAAGGTTACCTTATCAAATAAAATGAAAGCCCTTGAGTTATTAGGAAAATATCTAGGGATGTTTGATGAAAGGATTAAAATAGAACTGCCAACCACACCGAAACCAGCTGAAACGCCGACAATTATAATAAATCACAGGGGGTAGTGTGTTCTTATTTTATATTATTAATAAATCTACCCGGTTATTTTCGGGTGCAAAACCAACTAAAATGGAAAAATTAACAGCACAAGATTTAATGGATTTAAGGCACGGTGATAGCGTGTACCAATTTAAAGGTATCGATAGTAGAAGATTGCATTTTGTCGGTAAAATGCCAAAAAATGAAAACTACCTAATCTTCTGCGACGGACAACATCTTGAATTTTTATACATAGATGAAAAAACAGGTGTATTTAAACACGATTGGTATAGCCCTACAATTCCCAAAAAAGAAATAGCTTTTGTAATCATATCTAAGATTGATATGGCGATAGAAAGGCTTGCCCAAGATAGGGAAAACGTTAAAGATATTTATTTCAAAAAATAAAAAAAATGGAAGCAATAAAAAAACGCCATAAAAACGCCATATTTTGTTTTTTTAAAAAAATAAATTAAAAATAATTGTAAAAAAACTTGGCAACAATCAAAAATGATTGTACCTTTGTATCATAATTGACAACGAAGTTATTTTTAAATCATCAAAAACGACCCGCCCAGGTCTTTAAAGTCGGAAAAAATAAAATGACAACTGCTCAAATCTTAGAACTTGGAACTTTAAATAAAGCATATAATACTTTGCTTCCAATTGTTCAAAAAATGCAATTCATAGATTATAACAAAAGCAAAGAAGATGAAAAATTAGAGTTTATTTTCAATGCAATTAGTATCTCTAAAACAAGTCCTAAATTTTTAAGAGGAACATTAGAAGATGCAATTAATTTAGCTAAACGCACTGCATTTAATAAAAATATTATCATTGAATAATGACAACAAAACAACAATCTCAGCAAGTAGCCTTAAATTTAAGGCTACTTGCTGAAAAGCATAAAATAACGCCTTACGATTTAGAAAAGGTTATTCAGATGAAGAATCAAAACATTTACCGTGTTTACGGCGGTAAATGGTCGGCTTCAATCGAAACTTTCTTTGAAATCTTGGATGGCATAAATAAAATATCGGGTCAATCTTATTCTTTGAAAGACATTGATATTTTGCCTACTTCGGAGGCTCTTTGATTATTTCGCCCCCCACCAAGTAGTACCGAGTGGTCGGAATTTTTTAACAATAAAAAAAAAAGGTTATGCTAACAATTAGTCAATTTAGAAAAGATATCGGAATAAAAATTAACAACGAGACAGAATACTCGGCTGGGTACATGTTAAAAAACTGCGACCTTGATTTAAGGTGTACACTAAGCAGCGGCGTTGATTTACAGCGAGGACTCGTATGGGGGGAAAGCCAAAAGCAAGCATTTATCATTTCGCTCCTCCGTGGCATATCAATACCTAATTTAGTAGCTGTAAGAATATTTGCGGACAAAGGGAAAGACCGTTTAATAATCATAGACGGAAAACAACGGGTCAGTACTATTATAGCATTTTCAAAAGGCGAGTTCCCATTGGAAGTTGATGGGCAAGATTACTTTTGGAAAGACCTTGGTAGCTTATTACAAGATACGATAACAGGTACGTACCTAAGATTTAAAATTGCGTTCTTAGGAGATATGCCCGGTGATTCCGATTTAATAGATTTATACGAGATGCTCGGATATACTGGCACGCCGCAAGAAAAAGAACATTTGAATAATGTTAAAAACAAATCTAACGCAAAACCATAAAATTATGCTTAAAATATATCCTGGATTGTTTAGCGATTTAGTAAAAGGCAACAAAGCACTTGAAGTTTTAGCGTTGCACCAAAACCAGCCGCCATTATACATTTTACCGCTTTTCGTTACAATTATTAATAATTTATAATTAAATTCAAAACGCATGGATATTATTTTAAACCGTATCGCACAAGACGATAAAACAACTATCGGGCAGTTAATTTACAGCCGTGGTAGTTTATTTACGATAGAGTTGCCGTGGGTGGGCAACGTACAAAAGGCAAGCTGCATTCCTGCCGGGAAGTATCTAATTAAACCAGAGTTACACCCTAAGTTCGGAAAATGTATTAGGTTGTTCGAGGTTCCAGAGAGGGACGGCATTTTGATTCACGTCGGCAATACTACTTCAGATACTACTGGGTGTATTTTATTGGGCGTTGGGTATGATTTTATAAAAGAAGCGTTAAGCGGCAGCAAAAGGTCGATTAACAGCCTGTACGATTACCTAAACCCTGTAAAAGAAGAACATTATTTGCGCATCAACGAAACTTTTGGCGATGTATCTATATAGCACTATATACGGCAAAGCATCAAGGATGCTTGTATGCGGAAAGGATTACCAGCCGTTCGTAGAACACTTGAAAAAAAGCTACGGCGAAAAAGGTTACTGGTGCAGAGAAATGATTGGCAGTATTAAATTTACCGCACCCGGTAAAGCTGCCGTGTTGTATAAAATATCAGAAAAAGAATTAAACTGTTAATCTGGCGGCTGGTATAATTAGCAGTTTTAGTCTAATATATTTATTAAACAATTTTAAAATAAAAACAATGGATTTACTTATCTTTACGCTATCTTTTTTTATCATTTTCTGCTCAGTAGGGGCTTATATTACAAAAACTAAAAGATGAAAAACCATAGTGCCGAATTAGAATTAATTGCAAATTCTATTTTAAAACAAAACGCAGAACAAGGCTATCCTATGCCGTGTTATTCTAAAAGAGACTTCTTTAATGCAGTCATTATATTCCAAAACGCCTTCGGTGAAAAGATGTTTGAAATGATAAAAAAAGATGGCACCCCGTTAGAGGATGCTGTAAATATGTCAGAAAGTGCTGGGTTAGAATTCCGTAAATATGTCCGTAAGTACACAAGTTTAGACACGACTAAAATAGAGGAGTTTCTGTAATGCAACTAAGTAGTCCGCAAGAATACTTTATCACTTCCTCGAAACCGATTAATTTGTTTCTCGGAGGAGTCGGTAGCGGCAAGACCCACGTCGGCGGGATTATAAGTGGTTACTATATAGAGAACTTCCCTAATGCGAGTGGGTTTATAGGTGCTAACACGTTTGCACAACTAAGCGAAAGCACCCTAAAGCGATTTAAAGCTGTATGGTTTGAAGTGTTCGGGTGGAAGCAAGATGTAGATTACGTGGTAGGTATAATTCCTCCGAAAAATTTTATAAGGCAGCAAATCAAATTCGACTCATATACAAATGTAATATCGTTCAAAAATGGCGCGTTCTGCTACAAGGGAAGTATGGACAACGCTAAGGCACACGACGGAAAACAATTTAGCTGGGCGTTCCTTGACGAAACAAAAGACACTAAAGAGGAAGACGTAAAGGACGTAATACTTACAAGGTTGCGCGAGGTCAGTATGTACTTTTCAGAAAAGGGTAAGCTAATCACAAGGGAAGAGGTGCTGTCCCTTGTTGGTGAAAATACATACGAACTCGATGGCAATAAAATAATCGACATTTACACGCTAAAAGAAATAAAGCCGTTCAACCCCTTGTACATACTAACTTCGCCCGCAAAAGTATCTTGGATAAACGAATGGTTCGGGTTGGATAAAATGCAAGGCGAAATTGAAAGTAAGATTTATGAGAAAGGGGATTATTTTGTCCACCAGAGCGATAATAAATGCGTGGTGGTAAGTAATACCTATCATAATGAAATAAATCTACCAGCAGGATATATAGAGCGAATTATAGCAGAAAACTATAACTTTAAAATGCTAATCTACGCTAATCCGTTCAGTAAGTCTGGCGGAGAGTTCTATTCAGCTTGGGAAAGGCTTAAACACGTGGGCGAAGTATGGTACGACCCGCGCCTTCCAATACACCTTACCTTTGACCAGAACGTTACCCCGTACGTAACCATGAATGTTTGGCAAATAGAATATAAAGAAGATATCGAATTACGCCAAATTGATGAATTCTGTTTACCAAATCCGAGAAATACGACCGAAAGAGTTTGTTTGGCTTGGATTGATAAGTACGAGAATCATAACGCTGGTGTATTCTTTTACGGCGACCCATCTGGAAGGAAAAGGGACACAAGGGGCAACGAAGACGATTACCAAATCGTGGAGAGGGTTTTAGCCAAATACCTAAACAACAACTCTAACAAAGTAAGGAGGAAGCACCCTCCAGTACTAAAACGCAGGGCGTTTATAGATAACGTATTTAGCAATAGGTACAAAGTACGAGTTCTAATTAGCCCTAACTGCTTAAATACTATAAAAGATTACACCTACATCAAGCAGGACGCTAATGGTAAAAAGTTGAAGGTTTTGGTAAAAGACAAAGAAACCGGGCAAACTTACGAGGAGTACGGACACACTTCTGATGCTAACGATTATTTTATGTGCGAGGTTTTAGATAACCTTTTTAGTCGTTTTTCTGGAGAATAAGTTGTATTTCCATTAATTTACTGCAAAATATAAAAAAATTATTGTAAATTTGCAAAAAAAAGGTATTATGAGCGAAAAGTTATTTGCAGTACAAAAAATAATGGCAGTAGTACAGGGCGGCAGCAAGACGTACCACAAGCATTATACGAGGGTCGTTGATAAAGCCGGGTTGTACAAAAAGCTATGTACTGGAGAAGGGGTGGACAGCCTTATGGAGCGTTTTGTAAAGCGTGAAAGTTTAGCAGCTTTCGAGCAAAGAAAAAACCTAACGCAGCATATCGTTTCGGTGATAGCTGACAACATTCAAACTACATTCCAAAAAGTCCCAAGGTCAAACTCTTTACGAAGGGTGGTAGCCTACAAAGGCGAAGACAACGAAAAGAGGGTTGCATTAGAAAAGGTTCTTTCAAGTTTTTGGGGCAATATGTCAATGGACGATTTCTTCGCAATACGGTTTATGGAGCTGAACGCAACCGACCCAAACGCTTTTGTCGTCCTTGAGTTCAAGCCTTTCGATAACAGGAAAGAAAGGGCGCAACCATACCCTTTCGTAGTACCTTCTAGCGCTGCAATAGATTTTAGTTACACTAACAACGTCCTTGACTACTTAATCGCTAAAACCTCTATCAGCACAAATGGCGAACGAATTAGTGTTTACCTACCTAATTATACTGTAACAGGAGAAAGGATAGATGGTAAAGAATTGGAGGTTGAGCGCCCGGCAGATGATTACGTAACGTTTGAGCATGGCGGACAAACTTATTTCCAAGCCGGGCGATATTATTATCTTGTGCAGTTTTTTGAACACAAAACAGGTTACGTCCCTGCTTTTAGAGTTGGCTATTCTCGTGATTTAGTAACCGAAGGCGAGACTTTTGTGAATATATTCGACAGGGCAATCCCGTTGTTCATGAAGACCATCAAATCTAACTCTGAATTAGACCTAACCATGTCGCTTTCGGCTTTCCCTCTTTCAATTAGGTACGCTAACAAATGCGATGCGAACGAATGTCTCGGAGGGAAGACTGGTTCTGGTGGCTTGTGCGGTTCTTGCGAAGGGACCGGGTTTAAAAAGCCAACATCCGCACAAGAGGAGATAGTAATAGGGCTACCGAGAAACCCCGAAGAGATGATAGATTTAGATAAACTACAAACATACAAGCACCCCCCAGTCGAGTTTGTGAAATTCATGAACGACTACATAAACGAGCTTTCAGATAAGTGCCAAAAAGCAGTGTTCAAATCTGAAATAACTACCAAAACGGAGGTCGCAAAAACAGCTTACGGGCAGAACATTAGCCTTCAATCTGTTTACGATGTTCTATATAATTGCGCACTGAATTTAGGGCGTTGTTTTGAATTTGCAGCCAAAACGGTGGCAAAGATAACAGACCTTGACGACGGACTGGTTGTTAGTTACAAGTTCGGAAAAGACTTTAAAATGAAGTCTATGGAAGACCTTATTCTTGATTTAAAGCTGGCTACAGAAACCGGCTCGCCATTGTTAGTCCGGGCGATTACTAACGATATAGCACTGATACAGTACTCTGAAGACCAATACGAATTAGGTAAGTACCTAACAAAAGAGTTCTTCAACCCGTTTAGCGGTAAAACTGAAATTGAAATTATGGGGTTGTTGAGCGGCGGTCTAATCCCTTTGTCGCAGCGTGTTTTATACGCAAACATGGGTTACGTCTTTGACGAGTTAGAAATAGTTGCAGCTTCAAAAAATGAGAACTTCTATGATTACGCACGAAACAAACAACGGCTGCTGATTAAGTCTATAACCGAAGAACTTGTTGAAAAAATCAAGTCAGAACAAGAAATAACCTTATGAGCGAAATAACCGACCTTATTGCTAAATTCAACAAACGTGCAGACGAATCAATAAACGCCAGCATAGGAAAAGTATCGGATTCGGTAACTGCTGCCCAGCAAGAACTATTCTACTCGCTTATCATAGATTTCGCCGACAGGCTTGAAGTAGTAGGCGGCAAGTTACAGCCTACTAAAAAGAACTTTACACTTTTGGCATATCTTGATAAATTGTTTGAAAAATTCGATAAATTACAATCAAATAAGCTAACAAGAACGCTTGCTAACGAGCTGCTAAAAACAGCCGAACTTTCTTTAGAGTATTACCAAGTAATTGGTTATGGCTCGGAGGTTATCCCGGAAATTGAAAAGTCCGTTTTGTTAGTTTCTGACTACATTGGAATTAATGGTAAGGATTTGGTACCGGGTGGTTACTTAGATAGTTTAGCTAAAACGCAAAGCGTCAAATTGACGCTTAAAAATTATGTAATAAACTCTATTGCATCAGGGAAAGGGTATCAAAAATTTGTAACCGGGTTGAAAAAGCTGGTAGTAGGCACTAAAGACACCGAAGGCTCTCTTCAAAAGTATTATAGACAATACGCTTACGATAAGTTCAACCAAACGCACGAAGTATCTAATTCATTTGCAGCAGCCGAAATTGGATTAGATTACTTTATATACCAAGGCAGCGTAATTGATTCAACAAGGGCTTTCTGCGAGAAACGTGCAGGTAAAGTTTATAAAATTTCAGACACCAGTACATGGGCTGAAGACTCAGACCTTGTTGATAAAAAAACAAAAGCAACCTACAACCCCCTTATAGAAAGGGGGCGGTACAATTGCAGACATTTTATAAACTATATAAGCCGAGATTTGGCTTTACAATTAGGTTATATAGGTTAATTATCGCGAAACCACTGCACCCAATCTTCTGGAGCCTTTTCGCTGGCGTGCATTCCTCCGAGTTGGTTATCGTTATGTAGGTGGTACACTGGCGTAATGGATGAAGCGTGGAATACGACTTCTCCGTTTCGGTGGTCTAAAAGTTGTACGTGTACCTCGCCCGTATTGTCATTTCGCCATGAAAATATACGTAGGTGCATTTTTTCGTATCCGCAACTCGCGTTTTTAATAATTCCATTCTGTTCGTCAACCCATTCATTCCACGTAATAGTTACGTAGCCCTTGACATCTGCAAAAAGATTTCCAACGTTCGGCATAATAATTTTTTTGCAAAAATAGTACTTTTTTTATAAAAAAGCTATACGCCTTTTAATCCTTCAATTTTTAATAGGTAAAACAAAAGGTAGTCGAATAATCGTGTAAAAGCTAAAGGGCTAACCGCAACCCTCTCGGTTACTAAATCGCTCACGTTCTGAACATATTCCTCAGACCCGATAACGTTTGAACGTATTTCGCAAAGTAGTTCTTCGATTTTAACGGGCAAATGGTAGCTTGCAAGCTCTTCTTCGGTATCTTCGCAGTACGTGTATTGGTTTACGTTCTTAATGCCTTGTAAATACGCGCGGTGCAATAAGATTAAGCAGGTAACAATTGAATCAACTCTTTTGTCTTCAATTAAACCTTCTAACAGTTGGTTTTGTATCGCAACTAACTTGTCGAAATAGTTTCCCGAGCGGTCGAAATACGCGCTCGCGCCATAAGACCATTGTATCTCCTTCATTACTACATTAACCTCCGCCGCCATGCACCGTTCAATCAATTCGATTCTTGCTTTGTAATGCTTGTACAAGTTACGCATATAGTCCCACCCTCTTGCTATCTGTAATTCAGAAGGCGTGTTCTTGTAAGCCATGCCGTCCTTTACGAATTTACGAATAAGTTCCAGTACCCTAATTTTTACGACAGGGTTTAACGCCGTGTTAGACGATACGTAATAACATAGGGCAAATTCGGTTCTCGGTTCTCTTGAAGAATAAGCCACCCTGAATTTCCTGAGTTCTTGAACTACCTTACTCATAGCTATAAACCTTTACAAGTGAATTGATTTCAGGTTCGCTTTTGGAAATGATATAAGAGCCGTTTTCAATACCTTTTGAAAAAATTTCGGCTGCAATAGATATTCCAAGTACATCAATTTCATTCGGATTGTAATTTACGACCAAATAAACGGCAGTTTCATTTCTTGTTAAGAAGAACGTCATGTTGTCTTGTACCGAGTAAACATAGACGCTTCCGTGCGATATAAAATTTGCGTACAACAAGACGATATCGGCGTACTGCTTTAAAATGGTCGAGTAGTGCATTCTTTCCAGTATTTCTAAGGGTTCAGTTTCAAAATACATCTGATGTAAATCGTAAAGCCAATTTTCTTTGGCTTTTAGCCGTTGGTCAGCTAATAATTTATCAGCGTACTGGGTGCAAGATAAGTGCATTATCTTTTGTAATTCATTTTTCATAATTGGAATTTAAGGATTAAAAAGATGGTGGCTACCGGGTAACCACCAGGAGTTTGTGTTATCTTGTAATTTGTAAATCGTAAACACCATTATCAGCCATAACACCTTTGAAAGCGAATAAATCGCAACCGTTTGAGCCGCCCCCGAAATGCGTGTACCTCGCAGACAATGATATTGAAAAAGGTACTTCCATTGTAACTGTGACAGAATCAGAGTGGGTAACTGCTACCGCTTCATATATCTTGCCATGTGGTGCATAAACTTTGATAGATTCAAAAAGGACTGGAGTAGTCTGAAAGTTTGAAGATTCAATTTCAAAGTATTGCCCGTTTTGCTCAAACTTTGTGATAGGTGCGTGAAAACCCCTTTTCAAAAGTTCTGTTTGCATGAAAGATTTAATCTTTTCTAACTGATTTTCCGTTGCGATAAAGTCCATAATTTTGTATTTTTAAAAGTAATTAATTTAATAACAGCACAAAGATACTACTATTCATTAAACTTGCAAACTTTTTTGAAAGTTTTTTTAATTATTTTTAAAAAAAAACAAAAAAGTAGGTAAAAACCAATTAATTT